GACATGGAAAAGTTTTGGGATAATAAAAAACTCAAAATCGGTACAATAAACCGGAATTTGAGATTAACATCGGCTATGATAGATCCATGTTCACATAGGTATTATTTAACTATAAGAATACATGATACAGATGAAGGTAGATTAATCATGAAAGATAATATACACAGAACTAATTATGATATTATCATAAGACATGAAGATATAAAAAGGCCATCGAAAAAAACGGAGACGGATCCTTAATCATTAAAAAATGGGTTCTTATCAAGCTTACCATCGTGAAACAAAACGGGGTTATAACTCGAACCATCCACGTAATAGACTTTCGTATACCAAGATTTCGAATTTGCATCCCATACTTCACGTCTTTTTAAACCACATTTATATACGAGTTTTTCGTGCATATTGTCACCACTCCCCTCAATTTTACCCGATTTGTTTCCCTTAACGATAGTTTTTGCTTTCTTTTGATCACTAATAGAACGCGTGTAGTTTATCATAAAAGATGATAAACCTTTGTGCATGTTTTATTATTGATTGGAATATTTCTTTTATATTAGTTACCAGGTATATGGAAATCACTACAGTAAGATTCAACATCAGAACGTAATAGAGTGATATCGTCGTTCTGTTTACAATCTCTATTTTCGATGGCAATTTTAACACCTCGGTCAATAAACTCTGCGACTTTCACAAAGTCCTGTTCTTTCATACCTCTCGTTGTCATGGCAGGCGTTCCAATTCTAATGCCACCCGGAACGAGTGCAGATGTATCACCGACAACCGAGTTTTTATTCAAAGTGATATGAGCCATTTCGAGAACTTTCTCGACACGAGCACCATCGATACCCTTTGGTCGTAAATCACATAAAATTAAATGGTTATCTGTACCACCCGAGGATAATTTATACCCTAATTCTGTAAGTCTTTTTGCCAATGCTTTACAGTTTAAACACACTTGTTTTTGATACTCCTTAAACTCTGGTGTATTTGCCACTTTTAACGCGACCGCTAACGCGCCGATGGTATGATTATGTGGACCACCTTGTAACCCCGGAAAAACGGCGGAATTAATCACTTTTTCGTATTTTTTTCTGTAAAAAATGATACCCGATCTCGGGCCTCGTAAAGATTTATGTGTTGTCGATGTAACCACATCTGAATATTCGAAAGGGTCGTCCGCTACTTTACCGGCGACTAAACCAGAAATATGCGCCATATCTGACATTAAATACGCACCGACACTGTCACAAATTTCACGCATTCTCTTATAATCATAGTTTCTCGGGTACGCCGAGGCTCCAGCGATAATTAATTTTGGTCTAAATAATGACGCATTTTCATGTAACTTATCGTAATCAATCCATCCTTCATCGTTCAAACGATATGGCATGGATTCGAAATATACAGAAGTTGCCGAAATTTTCTTTTTCGGTGTATAAAATCCATGTGTTAAATGCCCTCCGTGTGGTAAATCCAAACCCATAATTCTATCGTGTGGGTTTAATAAAGCTGTATAGACCGCAAAGTTTGCGGGTGACCCCGACAATGCTTGTACATTTACACCCCATACATCTGGATCTAAACCATATAATTCTAAAGCGCGTTTTTGACACAAAATTTCCATTTGGTCGATGTATTCATTACCACCGTAATACCTCGCACCGGGTAAACCTTCGGAATACTTATTTGTCAAACACGAACCATTTACTTCCATCACCGCTTTCGATGTAAAATTTTCAGATGCGATGAGTTCACACCCTAATGTCTGTCTCTTCTTTTCATTTTGAATAATTTTAAATACTTCTGGATCTACATCTTTGACACCTAAATCTTCGAATGGGTGCCCGACCCCAGGTCTTGATACGGCCGATGCTTTAGTTTCACTAATAGAACGCGTGTAGTTCATCATAATTGGTGATAAACCGCGGTACATGTTTTATTATTGATTATACTAATTCTTTTAATTACTTATTTCTGTTGGTACTTCGTTTGTTTATTTAATTGTGCAAGTCTGGTCTTGACTGCCATTTCGGAAACACCTTCATTGATATTCTTTTTGAGTCTGCTTACATTTTTAGCCGCGCGACCTTTCATGGTATTGTTAACTAATTTCTTGAGGTTCGCCTTTTTATTTTTTTGTGGAGGAGGTGGCTTTTTCAATTTCATATTTTCGCGAATATTTCCCTTAATTCGTTCAAGTGCCCGATTTACACTCATTCCCTGACTTCCTGTAAGGAATCCTTTTCTCCATTGTGTAAGGTTTGCCCGTTGAATATATTTACCACGATTAGCTTTCGACATATTTGGGTACGTTTTAGAAATATACGTTGCGAGTTGTTTCTTAACTTCTTGTCTTTTCTTTCTGTTCTCTGCATTATTATAATTACCGTTCAATTTTTCCGATTTGATTGTTTGCTCAATACCTGGTGCAACATTTCGAATTTGAACACTGTAATTTTTGAGTTGGTTCAATAATTTATTTTTAACTTTTTGGTCCATTTGTGCCGACTTAACTTTTTTAGTGAGGGATGCACGCATTTGTTGATTTTGTGCAGCCTTCTTCTTGTTTTCAGCCTCTTTTTTCCTCTTTTCTTCGTCTTCCTTTTTCTTTTTTGCGAGTGCCTCTTCCTTCTTTTTTGCTATCATTTCTTCTTTCTTTTTCTTCTGTTCGGCAAGTTCTTTAGCTTTTCGGTTAGCTTCTTCCTTCGCAAATTTTCGTGTTTCTTCCGCTCGTTTTTTCGCCTCGTCCGCTTTTCTTTTCTGTTCCATAGCCTTAGCTTTAGCCTCTTCAGCTTCTTTCATGGCTTTATTAAATTTATTTTGTTTTTCCTTGATATTAAGTTCTTTAGATTTACGGTTTGCTTCTTCCGCTCGTTTTTTCGCCTCCTCTGCCTTTTTCCTCTGTTCTGCGAGTTTAACTTTAGCCTCTTCAGCTTCTTTCGCGGCTTTATTAAATTTATTTTGTTTTTCTTTTATATTATTTTGTTTCTGTAAATTATTTAAAGCAGTATTCGCATTAAAGTTTTCGCGGTTTTTCATATTCTTCGCATTTCTTTTTTTATTTAACACAGCTTGTTTTTTACGTATACTAATAATTTTTGAATTGACGTTCGCAACTGTTTTTGGTGCAAACATTCCACCTTTTTCAAATTTATTAATTATTGGTTTTGCATTCGCATTATTACCATATTTTTGTCTTAACGCATTAGCATCGATCTTTCTTTGCCGTTTAGCTTCTTCTAATGCATTATTCTTTTCATCTTTGTTTGATATTTTCTTCTTTTCCTTCGTGATTCTGTTTATAGTATTCTGTTTTGTAATAGGAGCGAACATTCCACCTTTTTCAAAACTGTTTATGATCTTCAATGCAATCGCATTGTTTGCATAATTTTCTCGTAACGCATTAGCATTTATCTTTCTTTGCCGTTTAGATTCTTCTAATGCATTATTCTTTTCTTGTTTCCCAGTTATTTTCTGTTTTTTCTTTGTAATTCTGTTTATAGTATTCTGTTCTGTTTTTGGTGCAAACATGCCACCCTTTTCAAATCTGTTTATAATATTCTTGGCTATAGTGTTGTTTACGTTATATCCATTTCTCAGACGCTGAATAATTTCTTTTTTTATTCGAATTTCTTCGTTTTTAGCCTTTTGTTTTGCCAAACGGTTTGCTTCATTCTTAGCATTTTGGTTCGCCTTTTGTTTTGCCAAACGGTTTGCTTCATTCTTAGCATTTTGGTTCGCCTTTTCCCTTGCCAAACGGTTTGCTTCATTCTTAGCATTTTGGTTCGCCTTTTGTTTTGCCAAACGGTTTGCTTCTTTTTTCTCTTGTGCCTCGATAAATAAACGTTTTGATTCTTTTCCCTCGCGGTTTGCTTCATTCTTAGCGTTTTGATTTGCTTTTTCCTTCGCCAAACGGTTTTCTTCGTTTTTAGCGTTTTGGTTCACAATATTATTTGGTTTGTTCATAATATTGTTTGGTTTGTTTGGTTTGTTTACAATATTGTTTGGTTTGTTTGGTTTGTTTACAATATTGTTTGGTTTGTTTGGTTTGTTTACAATATTGTTTGGTTTGTTTGGTTTGTTTACAATATTGTTTGGTTTGTTTGGTACGTTTGGTACCGGAACTGGAGCTGGAGCTGGAGCTGGAGCTGGAGCTGGTGCAGGAGTAGGAGTGGGAGTGGGAGCAGGGGGGCCTACCGGACCTTGGACCACCTTATTATTTATATACATACCTGTCCCCTTATTTCCGGTCTTGAAAATATACCCATTTTTTGGTTTGATTGTGTTCGTTGGTATAAAACTTTTATTTAAAAATGATGGTCTTTTTGTTTTTTTACTTGTAAACGCTTTTATATTTGATTTTGGTTTGTTGTTTGTAGACGTTTTTATATTACCCCCGTTTAAAAACCGTGGTTTTTCGTTCTTTTTTATTTTAGAACTCAAGTTATTTACTGTGTTCACGCGGTTTACACTATTGTTCACTCGATTGACGTTATTGTTCACTCGATTGACATTGTTGTTCACACGGTTTACATTGTTCATGCGGTTTACATTGTTCACGCGGTTTACATTGTTGTTCACGCGGTTTACATTGTTGTTCACACGGTTTACACTATTGTTCAAATTGTTATTGAGACGGTTCCCGTTGTTCAAATTGTTATTGAGACGGTTCCCGTTGTTCAAATTGTTATTGAGTCGGTTCACGTTCAGGTTATTCGTCAAGTTTACATTGTTATTAAACGCGTTTTTCTCAATTTGTTTCGTTTGAACAGACCTTAATTTAATTGGTTCGTGTACATTCATGGAATGGAGACGTCTACCAATTATATCGGTGAGTTGTTGCTTCGTGAGTTTCTTATCAGCGTGACGCACAACACCCACTTTCTTTGCAATTTTACGTATTTTATCGACTCTAGTAGTGGAACTAAATAACGTATCAAAATCTTTACGTGTTAATGGTGATTTCGCATCAACTAAATATGATCCATCTTTACTCAAAATCAACGGTGGTAATGGAAGTTTTCCACCCTGGACCAATGAGTATACATCACATATCTGATTTTTGGATAATTTTAAGTCTGTACCTGTATTCTGTTTAATAAGTGATCTAAGATTACTAATATCTAACCCTGGGTCACACGCATCCATATTGATATAACTCAACAAAAAAGTTATAGCGATATGCTTTTTGTATACATTTGAAATTTGTCTTCATATGACATGTTAAAATTAAATACATCGACCTGACCTATATCTATGTCAATAATTGTACTTTTTTCTATATCATTATTTTTTCTATTATTTAAAGTTGATGAAACAAGCGCTTCAGCAAACTGTTTAGGGTTCTTTATTTCTTCTATAAATTGCGTTTCCATTTTCATTCGTATGCATAAAATCTTATGTGATTTCTTATCGAGTAACGGTGCTGTGGGTAAAGTTTCTAATGTACCACCGTCTACATATACCATATCATTATACCTATACGATGAAAATATAAACGGCACGGCAATACTCATACATATGGCATCTATGACTTTCATATCCGGGTGTGTATTCTTTGAGAAATACTCTGTCCTTGATGTATTAACACAAAAGGCTGATATATATAACGTTTTATCTATTTCGGAAAACGTTGGATCGATCCCTAATAAATCAACAAGTTGTTCGCGTACAGGTTTCAAGTCAATTAATCCATACGAGTTTATAAAACATTTCAAATTAAGTTTAACGAGTTTACTCGGATCGAGTTCGAGTAATTTATATAATGTTTCCTCTATAGAGTATCCAAGTGCTAAGAAAGTACATATAATAGCACCTGCTGAAGCACCTGAGTACTCTTTGACATTTTCAATAGTGTTTTCAACACTTTTAAGGTAACCTAACATGGAGAATATACCCATGGCACCTGGCCCTATAATAAGATACTCATAGGACATGTCACTTAATAGAACTGAGGAAATTGCTTTCGCAAAAGAGCGAAGACAACCGCGAATACCAGCGCGTGTACCAAGGCTGCTGGAACACCAGTTTGTCCCGACATAAAGACGCCTTTGGAGCCTGGTGGGAGGGTGAGGAGCATACCTGGACTGAGTGCGAGAAAGAGAGCCGTTGTCACGAGAAGATCCGTCTTGGTAAGAACAAGACCCATCGCTTTCGCAACGAGTGAGAATGTGAGGAAAAACACGAGAGCGTGGAACATGACAGCTGTTCTGCCTGTAAGACCGTCTCTGAATGCGACTTTGGAACCATTTGTTCTGAGAAGAATACCTGGGCTGAGCGCTAAAAAAAGCGAAGCTGGGATAGCGACTTTTTGAGATGTGATATCTGGGAGCATGTTTGTATATATATTCATTACATATTTATCTAAGATCCATATTCGGAGTTATAAAAGCAAAATTCGACAAATTCGTCGTAGTTTGCAAATTTTAAAATGAGATGCGACATGTATGCATCGTGTAGATACTGTTGTAGTATCCCCCACATATAACGAAGATGTTCATGGTGTACTTCTTCCCAATCGTTTATATGTAGAGGTTCATCGATATTGATTTCCTGTTCATTATCGCTATAATCGGCTTCATTACCATTTGTGGCTTCGTAGACGTATTGACTCCAAACCATTATTCTTGTTTCTTTTCTTTGATTCCGGTGAGAGCGAGTGAAGTAGATTCTTTTACTGGTAAGTTATCGAGTATAACCTTTAATACCAATTCGGCCTGTTGTTCGTTTCCTTCGTAAAAAGAGACAAGTCCTTCCTTGACTGAGGTCTTATTTAAACCCGTTTTTCTGGAACTTTTACGAACCGAAATTTTACCCTTTTTTAAGGTTAATTACATCAAGACCATTATCGGTCATGAGTTTTTTAACTTGTAATTTGAGAGATTTTTCGGCCTGTGTTAAGACCTTAATATCTTCGCGGGCTTCTGTAATTTGCTTGTTTAATTCAACCAACTTAGAGACGCTGTTCGAGAGTTCGTCTGTAGGATTAACCTGAGACATTTTTTATATATAAACTATACCTATATTCTTTAAATTAATTAACACAATGGTCTACGCATGGTATCGGAAGCAATGGTGGAGTTGTTCCACACGAATGGTTCCTTGGTATTTGGTGGGTCGGCGCGGATTTGTTGGTTCGCGTTTCTGAGGGCACCACTGACAGTTTCTGGGAAACCGACTTGGGCTCTTGGTTCGAGAAAGTTTTGGCCGGCGAGAACATCTTCTGGGGCAAATTCACCGAAGTCCTCTTGGGAAGCAACTTCACGTGGGAGGAGGGACGACGCAAGACCGGTACCGGCCTTCATTTCACACGCTGTTCCTGGTTCCGATTCTAATTGTTCGAATGGTTCGGATGGCCCGACACTGCCACCGTACCCAGATGGGGCGTACATAGTTTCCTTAACGGAATACATGGATTTTTTGTTATTGGAGAACATGATGTAGATTACAGTCGCAATGGCGAGGGCAATCAATACCTGTCTTGGTGAGACTTTGTTCATCTTCATCTTCATCTTTATATACTATCAACAATTTTTTTTATTCTGAATCCTGAATCATGTACTGGTCTGGATATGTTTCTTCCTGCTCGGTCTCAGCCTCAGCTTCTGGGATTTTTTCTTCATGAATTTTCAATTGAACAATATTCCATGTTGGACCAAATGCCTTTTTCGCGAACCAAAGTCCTGAAAATTCTACGACTGCCGTACACGTCATGCCAACACTTACTGAATTAAATTCAACTGGTTCCTTATTGTGATCAAAAATACGTGTCGCAGAAATGCGATCAGTTTCGAGATTTTCACTTCTAGTGTATGCACCCGAAACTGTCTTTTCGGGGAGGTCTTTACCAAACCAGGTTTTACTATTTTCCAGCGCGGATTGAAGATTGGTAACATGTACGGCTTCGATCTTCGCCTGGTTGTCGTCACCTGATACTTCAAATGATACCTCACCTGTTTCCTGGTCGACATCAGATACAGTCACTTCATTCAACTGAATAAAGTATCGCTTTTTTTCATCGTTTAATGCTCGAGAGTGGTATAACCCATCTTCACCTTTTGAGAGAGTATCGTAAATCATTTTGTATATTGTATTGGTCTCAATTCTTTAACCCAATAAATGGTATCATTGCTGATTTCTCAAGAATTGGTTTTGGTACCCATTTATCTCTAATTGGTTTAAACCCGTAAAGTGTTTCTTCCATTTTGATATTTTTTGGTAAATCGAGACTCGATGTACTATTTGGCCTGAAGTTATATTCATTTTTAATATATGACTGCGATGTATTGGGTTTCCATGTAAGTGAGTTCGTGTTAAAACGACTTGTACCACTCGATTGTCTAAATCCTGGTATATTGAGTGTATTTACGGATGAATCTAAACCATAAACAATCTGCTTCGTTAATTTATCCCTAGATGGTTTCGATGTGTACCTAACGTATTTTGAAGGATCAACACGTTTCGCTTTTTGTATATTTACACTTTTAACGTATGTAACTTTCTTTGCGGGTGTTTTAGCTGTCTTATGTACTAATTTTAATATATTTTCCATGGGTTCTGATGCTTTGATTGATTTTTTAGTTATAATACGAGCTAATTTTACCATGCGTTGACGATCCTTTTCTTTCTTTTCGGGACGAAGACCAAGTTTCTGCATGAGGTATATATCATCTGTTAAAAATGTTTTACCCGCAACATATATCTTATTATTAATAACCATCCTGTTTGTAGTTTGATTACGGTAAGAAACACCCCTTTTACGCGTTTGAATAACTTCATACCCAAATTCATTTGGACGCATAAATGCAATATCTAAAATACCACCGAGATTCACGGGTATGATACGCTTTTTCTCGGGTGAATACCATCTAACTTTTAAATCGAGTGTGAATAATTCGACATCTATAAACACGTTACGTTTTGTTGGTCTTTTATTATTTCCACCTTTATTTTTTTTGATTAAACTGTATCGACGCGTTACGTAAGGACCTGACTCACTAAATCGCAACCCGATAAATTTACCAATTTTACTCTTTTTTGATAAAATACGATCTCGAATGCGTATATTTATCTTCTTCGATATTTCACCAAGTTTATTCCATAGAAGAAGTTTGACGGCTTGGAGTTTACCAAAATACTTTTCATCTGGTTTCATACGAGGTGCAAATTTTGTATCTATATCACTTGTAATGACCTTATCGTTACGGTCCATATATACATTGAACGCTTCACCACCACTAATGATAATATCGCCCATTGGTTTCAAAAATACTGTAAGTTCACTTATGACTTCATATATAATATCACGTATCGAATCGGTAACAACGACATATGCCATTTTTTCAAAAGACTCTTTTGAATACATACGGTTTATACGATTTCTAAATTTCTTCAGTTCATCCTGTTCGTAATATTTCTTTAAAACTGGATCACCAAAAAATAAATTTTTATTCATGAATTTTGAAACCGCGGTTTCCGAGTAAATATTCTCGTCCATTATTATATTACCTATATAATAAATATGGAGTGTGAAGATACATGTCGATGTTATGCTGATTACGATACACCATATCCACACAATGAGCAAACGTGTGGTACCCGTAAAAAAGGGTACATAATTCCGTGTAAAACAAAATGTTGTGCTGGTGGATGTCCAGCCCCAGATAATGATTTATACCCCAGACAACCGTATGGGTTTGGGTATCTATATCCTTTGCGTCTAGATAATCTTTTTAAATTTATGGCATTGTCGGTAATTATTCTACTTGTTCTCAGTACATATATGTCGTTCCAAAAATAGACTTAAAGATTGATGGCATAAGTAATATATAAAATGTCTATTGAATCCGTACTCGAAGAAATCACCGCTCTCAGAAACGATATCAAAACGCTCTCTAAAATCGTCAGAAAGGTTAAGGCGAAACAAGACGACCCGAACGGGGAAAAGGCGGCGAAGCGTGCCGAAAACAACGGTTTCAACCGCAAGCAAGTTATTTCCGAAAAGCTTCGTGCATTTTTGGAATTACCACAAGGTGAATTGGTCTCTAGAAGTACTGTCACTCGTGCGATTAACAAGTACGTCAACGAAAAGGGGTTGAAGCACCCAGATAACGGTCGCGTTTTGGTTCTTGACGACAAGTTGCGTAATTTGCTCGAACCACCAGCTGACACCCAAGTCACGTTCTTGAACTTGCAAAAGTACTTGAGTCCACATTACAGCAAGCCAGAAGAAAAGGCTTAAAAAATACATACTTATTATAAATAAACCATGTTAATTGACAGGCAATCTGTAGAATTACTTGTTGGTACAAAAATAACTAATTTAGATTTGTACCAAAAAGCTTTTAGACATAAATCCATACTCAAGGAAGATGAATCTTTAGACGGATCATTTGAAACTCTTGAATTTATAGGTGATTCTGTATTGGGATTTGTTATTACAAAATTTTTGTTCGATCGGTATGAAAATCGTCAGGAGGGGTTCCTTACTAAAGCGCGTACAAAACTTGTGCGAGGTGAAACGTTAGCTGATATAGCCACTAAACTTGGTTTATATAATTGGGTTCAAATGGATGAAAAGGGTATGCGTAATGAATGGTTCAAGAACCCTAAAATTCTTGAAGACGTTTTCGAAGCACTTGTAGGTGCGATATATATGGATCTCGGTTTACTGCATGCAAAACAGTTTATCTTAAATATATACACAAACCCTGAATATGTCAATATGAATTCAATCATGGTTGACGATAATTTCAAGGATCATCTCATGCGTCACTGTCAAACAAATAACCTTTCATTACCTGAATACCGTGTTTTAAATCATGAAAATGGTATTTTTTATATCGACGTCTACGTTGATAATGTATTTTTGGGTCGTGGACATGCTAAGAATAAAAAACAAGCTGAACAACATGCTGCAAAACGGTTTTTCTATCCACCCCCACCTCCACCCGGACCACCACCGATGAAACCATACTTAAACAAAAGACCCTTTTAAAATGTATAATAATGAGAAAATATTTATACATTGCAAGTGGTCTTATAAGTACGATACTAGTACTAAAATTACTGTTCAAAAAGCCACCGTCATCACCAAATTATTCTGACTTACCCCCACTCGAAGATCCGGATGAATCCTCATCCGAAGAGAACTTTACGGTTAAGAGAACATTAACTTCGCGTGCTAATACATACCAAAAGGACGAGGTTATTAAACGACCTAAGTTAACGCATATGTTAAAAGATGAACTTATTGAAGAATGTACACGACGCAATATTGCAGTTATAGGAACTGTACGTGTATTACGTGAACGTTTACGTCTCGCACGCGAAGAAGAAAAACAGGCTTAAAAGTCTTATAGTATAAATATTTAACATGCATCCAAATGTACAGAAGTGGTTAGATTTTGAATATGCACCACAAAAATCACAAGAATGGTTGGATCTTAGAATGGGTATGCTTACTGCATCGGACGCCGCATCAGCTATAGGGGTAAATAAATATGAAACACCACACCAACTTCTTTTAAAAAAATGTGGGAAAGGTGAACCATTTTTTGGTAATGAGGCAACTCGACACGGGGAAAAGTACGAAGATGAAGCACGTATTTTATATGAACAAAGACATGGAGAAGTTGTACACGAATTGGGTTTATGTCCACACCCAAAGTATCCATTTCTAGGTGGGTCACCCGATGGCGTTTCAGAATCAGGTAAACTTGTAGAAATCAAGTGTCCTATGATGCGCGCTATAGACGATAGTGTACCCGAACACTATATGCCACAGTTACAATTGTGTATGGATATTTTAGATTTGGAAGAAGCAGATTTTATACAGTATAAACCAGCCGAAACAAATTGGCCAAAACCAGAAGAATTTATAGTGACAAGGGTGAAACGTGACCGAGAATGGTTTGCTAAATATTTACCTATTATGGAGGATTTTTGGCAAAAGGTATTATATCATAGAGAATATGGTATAGACGATCCACCACCAAAAAAGACACGTAAGAAAAAGGAACTTGTTAGACCAGAATGTCCAATATCTACAGACACAGATGACGATTATATAGAATACGGATAAATTATACATTTTCAAGAATATTTAATATTATACTCTTTAAAATGATATATAAAATATATAGTAAAAAAATAAAATCTTTACATTAGTTTGTGATTAGTAAAAAAATAATTTATTTTTCAAATCGAACATCATTCTCAAGAAGATACTTCGTATAGAATAAAAAAAGTTTTTTTTGGGTAATCACCAAAACGTGTAAAAGATTTTCTTTATATATAATATGAATACAATTTTCATTTTAGATAATGAAAAATTAGGTACATGGTACGTAGGTAAAATCTATACAAAAATAAATATAAATGGATTTCCTAGGTATAGAACACTTACACAAGATCAACTGAATGATAATTTATATAAAAAATATATTGATTATGAAAACCCATATATAAATCTTATTTTTTTGAATGAAACGCATCACACGTGTCACGGTATAGAACGATGGATGACCATATTAGATTATAAAATCAAACGCAATCCGGAAAAATACGAAGAAATTAAAAAACTTTTAACTGCTGGATGGACAGCAAACGATACAGTAGAATATTCAAGTATATACATTTTTAATACAAATCAAACCGAATTAGACGAAACATATACAGACCTTAAAAAGAATTGGAATAAATACACTTCATATGACCTTAAAAAATCTTTAAATAAAAATAATAAAACAAACAGTGATATATACAACATACGTAAACAAAACCCCAAATTTTTATTCGAACAATCTCGGAAAAATGTAATATATAGAATGAATAGAGGGTATATACCCAAAAAATCTACAATGATTAAGTATAACCTAAGTTAATGTAAATCATGTACAAACTTAGAATATAAAATGGATGAACAATATAATAGGGCCGTGTCGTTACTGAATGGTGAACTTTATCAACACCAAAAAAAGGGTGTATCGTGGTTACTTTCCATGGAAAATTTATCGAAAGGTCCCAAAGGGGGTTTTCTATGTGATGAGATGGGTCTCGGTAAATCGATACAGATCATTTCAGTAATACTTGGAAACGTAAAAAAGAATACACTTATCATTGTACCAAAATCTATAGTCACACAATGGAAGAATGAAATTTCCAAATTTGCACCTTCCTTGTCCGTGTTTATATATGATGGTTCGGATCGAACACAAGACCCGGACGATTTACTTAAATCTGATGTTGTTATAGCACCATATTCACTACTCACAGAAAATGCTATGATGTTACATAGAATCAGGTGGGGACGCATCGTCTTAGATGAAGGTCACGAAATTCGAAACCCGAGTTCGTCTAAGTTTAAGGCTGCGTGCAAACTTCACGCCGAACTTAGATGGATTTTATCAGGTACACCCGTGTTCAATTCAATGAAAGATTTCGTAACTTTGTGTACATTTATTGGTGTTAATCGAAAACTTGTTCAAGGCATGACATCCGTGGTGAAAAACAATTATTTATTACGCCGAACCAAGGAGGATAATCCCATGCTCGAAATACCGGAGTGTAAATTCGAAAACGTCGAGCTCGAGATGTACCCGGAAGAGCGTGAATTATACAAATGTGCGTTCATAGAATCACAAGAAACCATTAAGGACATTTTCCGTTCAGCGATAAACGTAAATATGTACAATATGGAAATTTTCGAGTGTTTGTTACGTGCCCGACAAAGTATGATTTACCCGCAAATGTATATAAATGGTATTGCAAAGAAACGTGATGAAATACCCGAGTTCTGGGAAGGTCGTTCTAAGAAAATGGAAACGTTGTTTAAACTGATTTCTGAACACCCAGATGAGAAAACACTCGTGTTTTGTCAATTCAAACAAGAAATGGATTATATACGTGAAAATTTATCGTGTCCCGTATTTCGTATCGATGGTTCAATTTCCAAAGAGGATAGAGAGAAGCAACTGAAACTGTTCAATGACGCACCACAAAACAGTGTATTTCTTATACAAGTGAAAGCGGGTGGTCAGGGTTTGAATATTCAGTGTGCGTCACGTATATATTTTACTGCACCATGTTGGAACCCGGCAACAGAGTTACAAGCTATTGGGCGTGCACATCGATCAGGTCAGAAACGAAAGGTATACGTAAAGAAACTTGTTTATGGTGATACACCAGGGTACCCGTCTGTCGAACAGGCTATGATTGCTTTACAAGGGCACAAATCTCTTTTATCAGCCGAAGTTTTAAGAGATGATCGATTAAAAAAACAAATCCCAACTGGAAACAAAACCAGTGATACGATATCAATTTCAGCAATTCGAAATATTTTCCGGGCTTAATATAATAATGAAAGGTTGTACTGTAGCCGATCAATCTGTATTTGATATAGATGTTAAAGGGTGTCAACCCGTGAGTGAAGATAAATGTAAATCTGGTTTTAAAGTTTTATCTAACGATATAAATACACCAAAAAACGCATTAGATCAATGTTGTAAATGCAAGTCGGGTACCCCGTGTGATTACTGTTTAAATCCTACAAACTGTACAGATGATGAAAAACTACAATATGTTTCGGAATTATCGAACTGTTATTCGGATTTAACAGATGATGCGCCATTGGATGTTGATAGTAATAATGAAGACGTTGATGATATAAAAGAAGAAAGAAGTGATTTTGAAGAAGGTGTATACGAAACATTAAAAGATGGCGAAGAAAAACAGGAATCAGACGATAATGATAAAGATGAAGAAAGTGGGGTTTCACTCATGTTAATATTATTAATTTTACTATTGCTCATATTACTTGGTGGTGGTTTATATGTATACTCTAAAAAATAAATATCAGGGTACTATAAATGCAAACATTTGGATCAAGAGCTGAAGTGTTCCACGGAACAGCGATGAAAACGACAGGCGGATTGACAAAATCTGACCTTACACAAGACAAATACGGTGCGATCATCTCTAAAGCCGCGCGTAAAGCCGCGTTGGCCAGAATGAAAGCGGAAGGGAAACAACATTTGGTTAAAGTGTTCAAACCAAAAAAGAAGGGATTTGGACTTCAACCAAAGGAAGGTACGAAAAAATACAAAACATTAGTCAAGAAAATGTTGTAATACTATAGTAAATAATGACGTTGTCTAAATGGAACGAATCCGTTCGATTAGCCAAGATTAAACATGGATTAAATCCATCTTCATATATGGAGCTCAAAGGTAAAATATTAAAAGAAGCTCAGGCTATTTACCAAATGCTTTTATTAAACGACTCTAAACGCCGATAAACTGGAACCCCTTAAGTCTCTGTGGCTCATAAACCACGAGCGAGTTAAGTTTCCAGGTCATACCAAACTTTCTATTCAAAAAATAAACACTATTCATTTCGACAACCGCCGTTCCCGATTGTCGAGCGTATAACCCGTTTCCAACATCATCGTATAACGCAGTTTTGTTCTCGTCGTAGACGTGTGATTTAACTTTACCGTCCATAGTTGTATCGACCTTAACGCGAAATTTTGGTTCACGATCAGGAGATTCCTTGATATTCGAGTTAAACATAGATTTGAGTTCAATAACACCCATTTTCTTACCGAAAATCTGTTCACTTTGTTCAGAAACGGATTCAATAACTTTATTTTCGATTTCACGTAAAGTTTCGTAAAATTTTCTTACGTAATTTTCCTCTTCATCCCACCCTTTCATCGCAAAATCGATGTTATATTTAGTCGCACCTACTTCGGGTGTAAACCCTGAAATTCCAAAAGGCATGTACATGCGTGGTATTTGAAATTTCATAAGTCCGTCCTCGGTCGTACATAACGAGATTTTACGACCATCATAGTTGGCAATTTTCAGTGATTCGATAGCATTTGTAAATTTAAGGGCCATTATATTTATAAATGTATATGTACTAAAAACTTTAAGCTTAACACACTTGTTATTTGATTTATTGTCCACCTGTTGATGGTACTGGTGCTGCATCTGCTGGCGATGATGCATCTGCTGCTACTAGTGTATCACCACACACACCTAGTGTATCACCAACAGGTGGGGTCCAAGTACATGTATTAGTAGTGAGTTCGCAATCGTCTTTCAGTAAGTCTGCGCATGGAACTACTACTGGTGTGAAATCCTTAGCACAATAATCCACGGAAATGTTTAAATCGCTTAAAGGGAACCCTGATGGTACTTCTAAAGTCCCTGTACTTTCATCCCATACCTGACCTAAACTCGATACAGCGGTAATGTCGGTGACGATTTCTTTATGTAAAGATGTAAACCCCTTAACGTCACCATCATCGTCACAAAATATCTTTCGTTCTGCTTCATTTTCTGGAGAAGGGGCGAAGTTGGCGTAATCGACTGGTGTAGCTTTAAACAATTTTGTCAATTTAGTCGTGAATGCATCCGTTTTCTTGAACACACGTGCATCTTCATCACACGAAGCATACAAAAATTCAATAATATCTATGGCCTGCCTGTATGTATAACCCTTTATTTCATTATCGTCCATATAGTTTTCAACCAATTTCTTGAAATCGGTGTCTGATACCTTTTCAATTTCATCGTCCCTTTTCTCAACGAGATTTTCGTAAAATTCAATTACATTTTCACACAAATCTGTATCTATCTTCCCTGTGTATTTATTAGGGGCGGTACCTTCATATACCATTTCCGTTTTTATGTCTTCTATAATTTTAAACATTTTTTCGAGTTGAAAAATACGGATGTAATATTTATCGTTGCCTGGAACATATCCAAGAAAATATGCACCAGCGCCACTGGCTGAACTCGAACAACAACAACATGCGAGTAGCAATAGTATTGGTAACATCGAAGAATTGTTAGATGCCATTTTATTATATAGTTATAAAATAAAATAAAATGAGATGAATAGAATATATCTTAAAATTATAGAGATCCGTATCTGGTACATGTTGGCGAAATATAAATTTTTTAGGCAGAACACATAGAACATTCTGCTTCGAGACTAAACTGGATCGGGCGTGATTTCGCTTTACTTCGAAGATAATACATACCCGTTTTCAAACCGGTTTTCCACGCGTACATGTGCATAGACGAAAGTTTTGAAATTGTTGGACTCTCGACGAACAAGTTCATACTTTGACTTTGGTCTATATACACACCTCTATCCGCCGCCATATCGATGATTGTTTTTTGACTCATTTCCCATACGGTTTTATACAATTCCTTAAGATCGTCTGGAATATCAATAATGTTTTGGACAGATCCATTTGCCTTCACCATAAGATCTTTCATTTCCTTCGACCAGAGTCCACGTTCTTTCAAATCGTTTACCAAATGTTTGTTTACGACGACAAATTCACCCGCGAGTGTTCGTCTCAAATAGATATTAGTCGTATAAGGTTCGAAACACTCGTTATTACCCAAAATCTGAGATGTGGATGCAGTAGGCATGGGTGCAAGAAGAAGACTATTCATAGTTCCTTTCTTAACGAGTTTACGCATGGCATTCCAATCGTATCGACCACTAAACTTTGGGTCTCGATCCCACATATCGAACTGAAGAATACCTTTACTGAACGGTGACCCCTTAAACGTTTCGTAAGGACCGTACATTTCGGCAAGTTCGCACGATGATTCGAGTGATGCGTGGTAGATAGTTTCGAATATATCAATGTTAAGTTTTCTCGATTCTTCTGAACCGAATGTCATTCTTAACATGATAAACACGTCAGCGAGACCTTGAACACCAATACCGATAGGTCTATGACGCATATTTGAACGTTTCCCATTTTCGGTTGGATAGAAGTTTTTATCGATAACCTTGTTTAAGTTACGTGTAACCATTTTCGTAACACGATGTAACTCTTCATGGTTAAACTCTTTCTTCTCAACATCAACGTATTTTGGTAACGCGATTGATGCGAGATTACAAACGGCTGTCTCGTCCTTATCGGTATACTCTAAAATTTCGGTACACAAGTTTGACGATTTAATCGTACCAATATGTTTATGGTTTGACTTCTCATTACACGCGTCTTTGTAAAGCATATATGGAGTTCCCGTTTCACTTTGGGATTTAATGATTGCTTTCCAAATCTCGGATGCGGGTACAACTTTAGTTGCGATACCTTCAGATTCGTATTTCTCGTAAAGTTCCTCAAACTCTTTACCATACACATCCGAAAGACCCCTTGCTTGATCAGGACAAAACAAGGACCAATTACCATCAGATTCAACACGTTTCATGAACAAATCGGAAATCCACATGGCTGAAAAGAGGTCACGACATCTCGCCTCTTCATCACCTTGATTTAAACGAATTTCGAGAAAATCGAGAATATCGGCGTGCCATGGTTCCAAATAGACGGCAATAGACCCTTTACGACGTCCCGCCTGATTGACATACCTTGCAGTTGAATTATACACACGTAACATTGGAATAATTCCATCGGACGTACCGTTCGTACCCCGAATATGTGATTTATTTGCACGTACATCGTGAACGTGTAACCCAATACCACCAGCCCATTTACTGATTCTTGCACATTCTTTTACAGTATCATAAATCCCATCAATACTGTCTTCCTTATTCGCAATTAGGAAACAACTCGACATTTGTGGTCTGGGTGTACCAGCATTGAACAGGGTTGGTGTTGCATGAATGAACAAACCTTTCGATAACGCCTCGTATGTTTCCAGGACGTGATCAATATCGTGTCCGTGAATACCAATAGCGACACGCATATAGAGGTATTGGGGTGTTTCAATAATCTCACCGTCAATCTTCTGGAGATACCCCTTTTCAAGCGTTTTTAAACCAAAATACCCGAACTCAAAATCACGTTCATGTTTAATGTCATCTTTTACTTTAGATGAAACTTCCAAAACTTCATGGGTTACGATACCCGCTTTATGAAGCTTACGCATGGCAATATGGAAATTGTTTGCGGCTCGTTTCTGAATATTACTTGCAGTGATACGTGTCGCTAAAATTTCATAATCAGGATCAGATGTAATCATACCGATACATATTTCAGCCGAAAGTGTATCAATTTCAGGTGTTTTGATACCATCGTAGATAGAAGAAAAGACTTGTTGTGCAATTTTGGTAACATCGACGGTTTCGGAGAGACCTTCTGTGAGTTTTGATATCCTGTTGGTGACGTTATCAAATTTAACGTCTTCAACACGACCGGATCGTTTGGTGACTCTCATTATATAATTAGTACAAATCTATTTTTTAACTTACTTGGAGCACGAGTGTCTAAAATCAGCACTTCTAACCGTCACTGGACCGAGAGTCTCAGCTAAACGATTGGGCTGGAGAAGGGACGAATTAACGAAAAATTTACCATTCGCATCACCAACTGTGGCGACTGGTGGGTATGAGGCAACGAAACAGTCTGGTGCTTTACAGACTGGTTTCTCAGTATTACATGGTTTGGTAGAATATGCTTTATCGAAATCGGCGAGGATTAACATTTATATTTACCAATACTTTTTTTCCAGGCCTATATTAAATGTGTGACGCTCTTCACCTCAATACGCTCAAACAGTGTCCAACTCCCCTGAACACTTTGTTCTTTTCGGAGTTCAATATGAATTTACTCCAGCGCGGTATCCGTCAAAGTTTTAGAGACCAAACGGGTGTTGCCATCGATTACCAAAATCCAAGTGATTTATACAGTATCATGCGCGTTGTTTTTATTAACAATTCCGGCGACCCAAACGCGAACGTTCAAGAACAGGTCAAATATATGAACGGTATCGTTATTAAAACAGCATCAGGTCAAATCCAAACGGGTGTTTCTCAGTACATGGGATACGTGCACGATATAGATACACTCGCCGTCCCAATTGATAGACCCGCAAGTACAACAACGTACGGTAAAAAGTTTGGTAAAAATGAACAAATTGGGTTATAAAAATATATATCTCAACATACTATAAAACATGAGTCAATTAATGCTCGATGATAAAAATACGATGGATGATATGAATCCATTTGTCAATTTCATGCCTGGGTCGAGTCGGCAACCACATGCATTCGGTGATTATAAACCACCAGTAGATGAACCAGAAGAAGAACCATATAAAAGTCCAGCGTGTAATGTCGTTTCCAAAAACGTCGGGCGCCCGGGGTATAGATCGAAAAAGTGTGATTTATCTAGACCACTTCTTCCAGGAAGAAATATAGATAAAGGGTTTACAAATTTTGACAGTCTTATTGATATTGATATGAAAAAAGTAAAAAAAGCTATAAAAGCGGGTACAAATAATAACTTTATTATGAACTTAATTAGTTTATTGTGTCTGATTCTATTAATTGTAAAGTTCTAAATAATCTATCAAGTGTTACCTGATTCGTCGACGTTTCTATAACCTCTGGGAGTATATCCTTACATATTTCCTTTACGAGTTTTTTCTGCCAAGAACACGTCTTATTTATAATTGGAGGTAAGAATGTCGGATCCAAAATTTTTATAGAATTCATAATTCGTATGAGTGAATGTATATTTCTATTTTCACACAATGCATTATCTAACGCAATCAAAACCATTTTACGCACAGTTTCGATTGTTTTAACAACCATTGTATCTAGAAACCTCTCGTATCGAGCAGAACCCATACCATAATTAAATTCACAGTTTGTTTTTGTCGTGAATGTATCAATTTTATCCTCGTACCCGATACCATCTGTATACTTAGAATAGTGAATTTCCGTAATTGTACACGTTTTATCTACATGATAAAGTTGGTGACACTGTTTTACGAATGCTGTCATATACAAATATATAAACACACATCTTTAAACCATTCCAAATTTTTTGTCTGGTTTAAACTCAAGTCGTTTATCGAGTTCTTTTAATTCAATATCTTTCTTCACGTCCATACCTTTACACTCGTGAATTTCAAGAACTATACACCGGGAACAAAACCCTAAGTTACAATATTTACACTCTATTGGTATTCCTTTCTTTTTACACTTAAAACACGGCATATATAGATAACCTAAGTTACCTTTAACCGATATTTTTTTAAGTTAAAATGTATTCAACGATTGCAAATAATACATTTTCATATTTTCTTACACTCAATGAGTTTAGAGAACGTTTGAAACGTGAACACCCTGAAATTGAACCATCATGGATTAAACTCACAACAATAACCATGATTTCGCAATTCAAACGGGGTATAAATATACAATTTCTGAAAACTTTCTTTGAAGAATACCAATTAAAACTCGCGAGAAAAGGGAAGGAAAAACGTAAATTTATTTGGAGAATGAAGGATACAACGTTTTATAATCAGATATCACTTGTTTATGAAGATTATCACAGTACAAAATCTGTAAAAGTGTTTCCGAACGGGAGTATTCAGGTTGCTGGATGTGCTGATTTATTCGATTGTAAACGTGTTATTAAACAGCTCTCTTGTATGTTCAGTCGAATACTAGGTAAAGAGTATATTATTCCAGAAGATACGTTCCGTGTTGTTATGATAAATTCAAATTTCAGTTTGAATAAAAATTTAAACCTTCTTCAAACAGCACAAAAATTTGAATCTGTTTTTAAAACATCATTTGAACCAGATCGGTATTCAGCCGTTAAAGTAAAATTTCGACCATCAGAAGATATGAAAGAGATAACAACAAGTATATTCAGTACAGGTAAGATTATTATCACGGGTGCAGAAACCCTCAAAGAGATTGCGTTTGCATATAACATTATCATATCACATATTCTCGAACACAAAAAGAGTATACTTACAACAGATGTCGATCCTCTTAAAAAGGAAGTTTTCGATATAGCATCAGGGTACAGTATAAATGAAATTATAGAATCGGCCAATGGTTTAGGTCATAAATCATGGGTCGACACAATCAAAAATAAACAAATTAATTTCTAATGTAATATTAATATATAAGATGTCTCAAAGACTTGGTATGGCCGACGGTCGATGCTTCACTGTAAACACTTCGAACCAATTACTCAACAACTATCTCATGAAACAAAATGGTATCACTTTCGAGGATAACTATTCGTTTCGCAAAATGCTCCAGCAAAAGGGCCCAGAACTTTTGAAACCCGTACAAGATTTACAGGGTACTGACAAATGTGGGTCGTGTGATAAAGCACTTCTCAAAGTACCAAACATTTACTAAATTGGTACGATAAATCACAACTTTTAACTTCTTTAAGTTTTATAGAGAATGACACAGTGTGCCATATGTCTCAATGAGGTAAGGCAAACCAGAAAAAATGTACCCTTGCGATGTGGTCATTTATTCCATTCACATTGTCTACAAAACTGGAAAAATAAAGGAAAAGTAACATGTCCCGTGTGTCGTAAAGTATTTGATGGTGAAAATTTCAGGGTACAGATTACCGTACATAATTTATTTGAAGATACATCAAATACGGTAACTATAGAAGACGATTTTATTTTCGACGCACTCGATATATTTTTCGATATAGGAAACGATGCCGATTTATCGAGTCTTCTTGACGACTTTGGGGTGAGTGTGGCCGACTTTGATCCCTCTGTTCTTAACACAGAATGAGCTACAGTACTTTTTATAACTTAACCCAGGGTAATCACGAGACGATGTTCTCGGATCCTGAATACTCTTACCTTTAGCATCTACTAATAAAGGTCCCGTTGCCCACCCTCTTTTATGACTAAAAACGTTTGCTTTGAACTTTAAAAGTCTACCGGGTACAAGTTTACCCGCTTTTTTTACACGATTTACAGGTACTTTGAAGAATTTAGCTATACTTTCATATGTATTTCCTTGTTTTACTTTATATTCAACCGCTCCGTGTTGTTTATAAAAGTGAAAATCACCTTGTCTAAAGTAGTTTCTTTTATTACCGGGTGCTACAAACATCATAACTTTAAAATGATTAGCTTTACATTTTTCAGTGGCCTTTGCAGAGTACACTTTTTTAGGATTATCCGCGATAACTCTTTGTGGCAACCCTTTACAGTTTGTATAGCTATGTGAAAGGTTACGAATACCAGCCCGTTCACCTGGTATGCTTTTTTGTAAACGCATTTTTTCATAATCACCTACGGCATACGCGTAACAATTATTGTTACCTACACCTACGGTACGCCCCCATAATCTCTGTGTATACTTTGGTTCAGAACCACTCAGAGGAAGTCGTTTACTCATTACTAATATCATAGAAAAAAAATATTGGTAATTAATAAAATGCTCAGAGATCTTGCCAACGCTAAAAAAATGAAAACCGCTGTGAGAGAAATTCTTCTATTTGTACTCGCTATTCTCATCAGTACATTCGTACTTCGATTTGCGTGGAACAAATCACTTGTGAAACACATCACGACTCTTAAACCAATTAAGACGTTTCAAGATGCGTTTATTCTTTCACTCGCGCTCTCCGTTGTTAGAGGTATCTAATTAAATTTCCTTGTACCCAGTGATTCTTTCACCGTTTGGTGAATCCATAACTGGAAATGCATCAATTCCGTCGCATTTGCCTTTTTCGCAATCGACGAACTTGTGTTCAATACCTTTCTTCTTCAGGTATTCCAATTGTTTTGTGGTCCAACCACACCATGTCGTACCGTAAACGGTCCACGCCCCGGTACCTTTCTTTTCCTGAACTGGGTTTTCAACCTGTTTTTCAACTGGTTGTTCGACTTGTTCTTGAACCTTTTTATTCCCTGTATTTAAAAATATATACGCGTTGATTGCCCCAAGAATAACAAATGGTAACATGTTTTTATATCTATTTAATATATTTTAATTTTAGGTCCTGACATATCTTGGAAATAGTTTTATTTTTTGTAGGAACGTTTAGAATATTCGCAATTTTAACGAGTTCACCTTTTTTATAAGAATCACACTTACGTGTTCCTATTTTAACGTATCCCTTTTTAGATAAAGAAACTTTAGGGGGTGCGGGATTACCACCATGTTTTACAATAATTGATTTTGGTTTTATAGGAGCGGCGCGACCTATAATATTAAGAACTTTAGATAATTCCTGTTTTTTCTCCCTATACGGTGAAAAGTATCGATCTTTAAATATTTGATTAAACGTCGGTAATTTATCATGACCTATTGGTGACATACGCAATCTAAAATCGGATACTTTATACGTAACCATACCCAAATAATCGGGTGGTAAAACACGTTCAATAAACTGAATAGTTTCTTGACCACTGAGTATTTTCTCACCCTTTAAGAAATGTCTTAATGAATTGAGAAAATAGTGGGCGTCATACATATAATTTGATTCTCTATATATACCATGTTTACGTTTGTAATCACCCGAATCTATCTCTGGGTTAGGTATACCATTAATGGATGAAAACCCAAAATCGTTTAATGATGCTTCTATACCTATATCATGAACTTTTAGAACTATATCGTCTACTTTAAAACGTCTTATCCCCGTCGATTTAACATTCGTACTTATCAAAATGTTTTCTGTATGTAAATCATGATGCCTAAACGACGGATACTTTTTATGAATTCTATATAAATTAAAAAGTACGTGTGTTACTATAGTTCTTAAATGTATTGGACGGAGTGTATTTATATTATTTTTTATAAAACTAGATAAAGTTCCACTGTTTGCAAATTCAGTATAAATTATAGAGTATTTCTTATTTTTTTCATTAACACACTCTTGATACGCATACATTCGCATACCACTCAATTTTTCTATACGTTTACCTATTTTATATTCATACCTATTTGAACCATTAGATACTTTTATTGCGACTGGTTTTTTACACTCTTTATCTACACACCCCAAAAACACTTCACCCATTTCACCTTTACCGATTTTACGCAAACCTTTTTTATTACTTAAAGACCCATTTACACTAAAATTGGTACTTGGTTTGTAAAAGACCTTATCTGGTCTACACCCAATACCCTTAATAGCAGTTATTACATTTTTACCTAAAATATTTCTTTGTTTTTGCGTTTTAACATTTTTCTTATTTTTAGAAAGAGAGGCTATTTTTTTCAAATCCTCAATATGTCTTTCACGTTCCATACTGGTATATAATAATATTTTATTCGTCAATTTCTTCTTCAATATACTCTTCCTCTACAGTGTCATCACCATCAAGACCCTGGAATGCAAAGGATGGAAGTTTAGCAGATTGTTGACAAAGAACTTGTGAAAGACGAACACTTACACCAAACTTGTTATCAATAAACCAGATTTGGTTTACATCAACAATGCACGCACATCTCTGTCCCTTTTCAATTTGATCGACCGAAATCAACTCGCGCGCCGAGTTATACGCCTCGGCTAAGAAATCACCGGACGGTTTCGTCATGATCTTAAGTTTTACTGTATCTGGATACTCATCTTTACCCTGGCGAACGAGTGGTTTATACAGAGCTTCGCGAATGACATTAATGTCGTACGCTTTACCAAGCCATTCCTTAGAGTTATCGGCGACGGTCTTAATGATAATCTCATCAAGTTCTTTCAGTTTAGTCGAAAGTGCCATGGCTTCTTCGTTATCAGTATCAAACGATAAGTCGAGTGAATATGAAGTTTTATTAGTAGCTTCGTCAGTAAAAGCACTCATACCATACGGAGAACGCATGAAAGGGAGTTGTAAATAGAGTTTCTTTTTACCATCTTGTGCATTGATATACACGGTTTTTCCACCGTTCTTGTTCTTCTTCATTTTAGTGAAGACAACAGACGATGGTTCAAATTGTTCGGAAACTTGGATAATGTTAGACATTGTATTTTATATATCATATATATGAATCCAAACTTTAAGTCGGTTTTTTTTTCTTGATACAATATATATAAAATATACCAATGGGTCTTTTTAAAGATTGTGGTTGCGGATGCGATGGTAAAAAACAGGAACAAAAATTCCTAATTTCCATAATGTCTGCGTTAGTTTTCTTTGTTGTCGCAAACCCCGAAACATTTCGTGTTATGCGTAAAGTATTTGGATCGTGGGTTTCCAGCCCAACCGGGTGTCCATCAACTGGTGGTCTCGCCCTTCACACGATTGTTTTCATGCTCGTCACATGGGGTATGATGAACATAAAGCGTGAAGGGTATACTGCTGAACCAGTAAAAGAAGAAGAGGTTGTAGTACCATCTAAATCACCAGTGCCAGTATCGGAGCCACCCTCACCACCAAAAATGGTCGATATGCCGTCGCCATTACCAGATATGGCTGAAAAACAATTTTCAATGTTTGATTCTGGTATGAATCTTGGTTCTATGGATCTAACAAACGATGGTGAAATTGTTATGTGCTAAACCTCTTAATTAGAATTCTTCATCAAATTCAATGGATGTTGTATCTTCGTCCATTTTACCATAATCACCAACACGCTTTTCAAAAAAGTTTGTTTTACCGTCGAGTGATATATTCTCCATAAAATCAAAGGGATTTTTAGTGTTCCAGATTTTATTGTGACCCACTTGTTTTGATAATCTATCCGCAACGTATTCGATATATTCCGACATTTTACCCGAATTCATACCTATGAGACTACACGGGAGTGCGTCTGTAATGAATTCCTTTTCGATCGAAACGGCGTCTCTTATAATTTCTTCAATCACCGCACCCGATGGTTTGTTTTTTAACATGTTGAATAATTCAACCGCAAATTCTTGGTGCATACCTTCATCTCGACTTATGAGTTCATTACTAAAACATAAACCCGGAAGTAATCCTCTCTTTTTTAACCAAAAAATGGCACAAAAACTACCCGAAAAGAATATACCTTCAACACACGCAAAGGCTAATAAACGTTCAGCAAATGGTCGTTTCTTATCAAACCATTTCATAGCCCATTTCGCCTTTCTTTCGA